TTATGCTTCGTAAAATTAAGTTATATGGAGAACTGGCAAAACAAGTCGGTCATAAAGAATTTGAAGATATAAATGTAGCTAATGTAGCGGAAGCTGTCAGTTTTTTAATAAATAATTTTCCGCAACTGGAAAGTCATATGGCAAGTAGATATTATAAAGTCATAACTCACAATGAGGAAATTGGTGCGGACGAGCTTCACGATCCTATTGGTAAATCAGATATATCTTTTGTACCTGTTGTTTCAGGTTCGGGGGGTAATTTCGGAAAAGTGCTTCTTGGAGTGGCCTTAATCGGTTTGTCATTCACACCGATGGGCGCAGGGCTTTTTGCTGGCGGTTCAGGCGCGGGTTTAGCAGGTGGCGGTGGTTTAATGGGTGCTACAGGTTTATATGCGGCAGGGGCTTATGGTTCGGCGGCTCTCGGTCTTATCGGTGCAAGTTTGGTTCTTAGCGGCGTAAGTGGAATGTTATTTCCAACCCCAAAAATGCCTGAATTTTCAAGTGAACAAGACCCGCGTTTGTCTTTTAGCTTTTCAGGAACGCAACAGACAAGCCGGGCTGGAACGCCCGTCCCGATTGTTTACGGCGAAATTTTTACAGGTTCAGTTGTTATTTCTGGCGGTATTGATACGGAGCAAGTTCAGGCATGACCGATAAAAGAAAAATTATTCGTGGTTCAGGTGGTGGAGGTTCGCCGCCGCCGCCAAGACAACCGACAAGAACCCCTGATACGCTTCACAGTAAACAGTTTGCAACTTTTCTTGACCTTATATCAGAAGGAGAGATCGAAGGTTCTGCAACCGCTTCAAAAGAAGGTATTACAGACCGCACTTCAGCGGCATATACAAATGCGTATTTAAAAGACGTTTTTCTTAACGATACGCCGATTCTTAAAGCGACAGCCAGTTCATCAAGTCCAGCAGATACAGATTTTAATTTTCAAAATGTAACTTTTACGCCGCGTTTCGGCACAGCAGATCAAACAAAAATTTCTGGAATTGAAAGTTCTTCTTCAATAACCCCTGTCGGAGTTACAGTTACAGCAGATACGCCAGTTACAAGACAAATTACAAATACAAATGTTGATCGAATAAAAGTAACAATTACATTTCCACAAATACAAAAGGCAACAAATGACGGCGATCTTTTGGGTTCAACTGTTGAATATAAAATTAGTGTTCAATATAATTCAGGAGGTTTTACTGATGTTATAACTTCTGCAAATGGCGGTAAAGTAACAGGACGAACCGCTGACGCTTATCAAAGAGATCATTCCATAGCAATAACAGGTTCTT